AGAGTAACATTCACCGTACCTGCGATATCAACATTACCCTGACCAGCAAGTGTAACAGCAGCTAAAGTAGAATTTAGCGTACCATTAATCGTAGTATCGCCTTGAGCTGCAACTGTAAAATCGGCTAAGGTAACATTCAATGTACCAGAAACGCCAGCCGGATCGTCAGTAAAAGATATAGTCTCTAATAAACCTTCCAAATCCTGTCCAGGCAAATCTGGTCCAGTGAATAGTGTACTAGTACCTTGCCCAGAGACCGGAACTGTGCCTCTGTAAAAGAAGCCTATTTCATGCGCCATTCCCATAGGTGCATAAAATAATAAATTCTCGGGACGAATATTTAAAGGCGATTTACCCTGATATAACGCTGTTCGTTCTGCATCTGTTAAGATAACATTCCAGATACACTGCTCAGCAACCATCCCATTAAAGAAGGAATTATTACCTTCATTATAATTTTTAATATAACCTGAAACTACCGAATTCAATTCCCCTGCTAAATCTACAGAAGAACCAGTTCCCTTTCCTCCATTATTTAATAAAACCTCTGCAGTGGCTGCACCCCCATTAATAACAGCTATACCATGCTGCCACTTATTTAAAACAATACCAGTAGAAGTATCCGTATAAGTAGGAGAACCATTATACGACCTGGCCGAGAGAGGATCACCAGCAGTTGCCCCTCTTAAATATAAAGATACACTACGTTCATAAGTATCTACCTCATTTTTAGCAACCTGCAAGATACACTGGTCAGTTGTATTATCTCGAGGAAAAAACCAACTTGCGATCGTATATTCCCCATCAGGAGTTACCAATCCAGGGAATAATAGACCATCGCTGGAGCCGTTATATTTTCGAGCTCCAGCAAGTCTGCGCAAAGTTGTATGAAATAAAATACTCATATTAAGTAGCTTGTCCTTGAATAGACCTTGGAGTTATTTTCAATACAAAATTAGTATCTGTCGCATTGATCGAGGATGCTGCTGTATTATAAATAACCCACTGATGATATCGCTTCGTAGATAAATAAGTTCCCGAGGCTACCATCTTAGTAGTATCATTAGCTTCCACGACAACAGAACCCAAGTACCGCAAATTCCTTAACTGCTCAACAGGACCAAGCGCCGCATCCGCAGTTCCAATATCTGCCGGTGGTACACCCGATTCATCATACTCTGCAAGGTATAAATCCAGAGTGGCAAACTGACCAGGACCAGTTTGCCATTGCACCTCACAAACCCAGCCATACAAAAAAGCATGCGCGGATGCACCCCAATCTTTAACCGCAGAAACGCGACCAGCTGAGCCGGCAACATTTTCACCTGATAAAACAATGTCTGCCCCAGTCTCCCCGTTTACCAGGATAGTGGTTTCGTCTAAAACATAAGCCTTACTTGTCATGGTTTACCCTCCAAAGTTAATGACACGAGCAGACGCTACTTCACCTGGACCTATAAACCCCAAGCCTAATTCCTCTGCCCGAGAGACATTCGGTGTTCGTAGTGCATTTAAAGCTGCCAGTGTTGTACTACTGAAGGCATTCGTAAAAATACGAACTATCGTAGGGTTAAAAGGATCAATTGCTCCTTGTGACATAACCCACCCAACCTTAGCTACTAGAACAGCATCAGTCAATGCAGTTAATTCGTCAGGATCAATTGTTGTCAAAATCTCTTTCGTAGAAACAGTCGTCCGGTTTTTCGTTCGCCCGGTACTGGTACTATTCAAAAGATCAGCAATATTCTGGTTAATCTGTTGCTGTATATCATTCCTGTGAATGGAATCCTCTGCTGTCCAATTAGTTAAAGGATCATTTGGATCAACCTGAACAGCTGGCGCTTGAGTCACCAAGGCTCCGTAACCCAAATTCAGAGGATCATTCAAAAGCTCCACAGCAATCTCTGCAACTTTACTCATACAGCACCCCCTTATGCATTACCCGCAGTTAGATCAAACTGCGAACAAGATACTGATTGAGTTGCAGTAATAGAGGTCGATGTCAGGTTTAAGTCAGAACCTGATGTACCTACATTACCATCCATAACATGACCAGCAACATCATCCACAACCCTGAACCAGGTTGCTGTACCAGTTGCATTTGCACTGGAATCTGACGTTATCGCATTAGCCGACATTGTCCCAGCTGAAGCCGCAGGAAAAGATGTCGTACTAAATTGTAATTCAGCCAGCAGTGTAGTTGCTGTGCCACCGGTAGCTGGTCGTGTTCCATCATAGATACGAAGATATCCGCCTGTGGTTCCAGCATCAATAAGCGCTGTAATCTCATCAAGCATGTTATTCCGTAAAGTAGCATTAAATCCCAAGGCCATAATTACTCTCCCATCAGTTGTTGAGCAGCCGCTTTAGCATCTGTAAGAGCCTTCAGGCGAGCTTCCTTTGCGTCTAACCCCTTCACCACAGTTTCACCAGATGCTTCGGTGATCTTGTAAGAAGGAACCCCTGGCTGATCTTCACCAGCCTTTGTCTTGTCGTACTCAGGATTTGGGTCATAACGCCGAGCTACCCATGTCCCTACATCTGCTGTTAAATTAGTAACTACAGCCTCGCAATAAGTTTTCATACAATTATCTCCTGTTAACTATAACTTAAGGACAGACGATCATCCCAGACATTATTAAAAAGATTATCTCCATCTGCATACGCAGTTATAACACCACCGCCTGCAGAAAAAGTCAAACGACGAATCTGCCAGACTGCCGCCGAACCTGCACTCCCCACCACCGCCATTCCTAAATAAGCAGTCGTCGAGGACACAGGATCATAATTTGTAATCTTCGCAGCAGGCGAAATCAGAGCAGCCTTCAACTCCTCATTCAAATACCACCCTTCAATTTTACCTTGCTGTAGAAGACTATCAGTCATTATTTATCTACTCCTGAACGTTGAACCCTCATCATGAACGGCCGCATTTCGCTAAGAGGAATCCACAAGCCAACATTACGATTAACAACCGCTCGATTGCCCTCCATCCGAATTTCCGCTTTAATACATTCATTTCCGAAGGATTCCATAAAAGTACCATGCTTAATACGGTACGGATTCTTCTCATGTACAATATACAGAGCCATCTCTATGCCCCCGCTTCTGCACTTGGAAGCAGCTCAGAATAATACTCCCTGGCCGCTATCATATCATGTCCAAAATCCACAGGGCCTATATGCCCCACCTGCTTACTCACATCATGATCGATATAGACTTTAACTCCTGCTTCCTGCAAGCGAACCATAAACCCCCAGTCTTCCCCACAATACTGATTAATCTGTGGATTCCAAATCTGAGGAAAGAGATCATCATAACCAAGATTCTCCCTTTTAAAAACATTCATATCGATCAGCATCAACCCTGTACCCACTCGCCAAACTTCCTCTAATCCAGTAGATTTAGCTCCAGTATAAACCAATTTCCCTGCAGGATTTTCCGGATCATATTGCCTTGCTGTCGGATTACAATCTTCCAATTTCTTAGTTGTAATATTCGCAGCTACAATATGCTTCCGATGCCTCATCATTAAATGCACAGTATCCCGAGGGAAGATCTGATCAGAGTCGATAAAAAGCAAATGCGTAGCACCCCAATCACGTGCTTGATAGATAAGGCTCTGCCGCATGTTCGCTAAGATCGAGCCGGTTTTAGAATTAACCTGATAAGACATTTCCCGTACCCCTGGCAACGGATGCGCAGCGAGATGGTTTGTCAGAAACACCAAAGACATCATGAACTTCGACTCAACAGTATGAGTCGAAGGGCACGCTATAAAAAGTTTAAAGGCTTTCATTCATCATCCTCAACTAGTTTAGAGAACTCATTTTTATCGTCGAAAACAATTTCCTTCAATTCGATATCGATATCATAAGTCCCATCAGAGTACGCAGACTCTACATTACGTTTAGCCTTAATAGTCCCCTTTACAGTGAAGGTTACATTATCATCCACGTCAATTCCTGAAGCAATCTCTTCATTGACTGGGATATAAATGGAGGGGCGATTAGGCGCCGGGGAAGCAATCTCTGCTTCAGACATCTTAACATCAGGAACTTCATAAGTCATTTTTGCCATTGCGGAGTTCTCCTTGTAAATACGTCCGGGGAATTGGGAGTTCCCCGAACGTATATATCATCAACTGCCTTACCCGTTAAACTACAAAGTTTCCAAGATACGCCATTGTACGTTCATGACGAATCTCCAGGCCACCTTCAGTCAACCACTGACCTTTCTGCAAATCTTCGTCAGGTAGTTGAATATTATCCTGCATCCGAGTATCGCGCATCGGACGGTAGATAATCGCTGAAGGATCGATGACAAAGGCACTGTACGAGTACCGACCGTGTACGTTCATCAGCGGATGAGTGCGTACATAGAGAGTACCTTGTGGCAGAATCCAACGCTGCAGTTCCATACCATAGGTCTTGATCGTGCCATCAAAGTTTACACGAGTAGACGAACTGGTTCGTGCAAGCTTATTCAAGCTGTTCAAGAAGCCATTACCTGCAAACACCAAGCGTTCGTTTCCAGCGGTACCGGAATCATAATCGAACACTGAATAGGTAGCATTCAGGAAGGTATCTTCAGTTGGAGTTGTCGAAAACACTGTACGATTGGTAGTAATGAAGTGACTCAAACCACCAGTTGTACGGCGAGGCTTACCATTCGAACCGGTAGTCTCTGAAGGAACACCAAACATCCAGGCATTTTCCAGAGCGGTCGAGTGGTCAAACATACGACGTTTCTTGTCATTCTTCAGTGGATCACCTGTACGAGTACGAGTACCTTTGGCGGTCTCTGTGATCTCGTAGGCGGTCTTAAAGATTTGACAATAGTTCGTCTTTTTGGTTGGGTTACGAGTGGTGGCTTCCGGTGAATCTGAACCTTCAGAGTAGAAGTTGCCCACTTTCGTCAGATATGTCGACACACCTGTAGCCGCGCCAGTCGTACCTGCCGCACCACGCTTTACAACGATCGCAGTGTCAGAGGTAATCGAGGAAACCTCAACCAGTTCGGCAGATGAATAAGCAGAAGGTTCCGCAGTACCTTCTACTAAGAGCAAATCACCTGCGACCAGATCAAGGCCACCTGAAACCAGACCAAAAGACGTTGAAGTTGCAGATGCACCAGTAGCATCTAACTGAACGCGAAGAGGAGTCTGCTCTTCTTC